ATCAGCACAAGAAGAAGCTGGTGAAAGCCGAGTAATGAACTTGTTGAAAGAACTAGAAACTGCTCGTAAAGAACGTGGACATGAGCCTACTGAAGGTGTACATGTAGGCGATAGCAAAGATATTGACAATAAGGAAAACAGTGCCAGCACTGTAGGGAGTTAAAAAATGGATATGAAAAATATTTTACAAAACATGGATGCGGCCGCAAGTGGTGACAAACCTTCCGCTGGCGCAAAAGATGTTAATGATATGAAAACTATCTTAGAGTCTATACAAGAATGCGGTAGTCCAATGATGGCAGGACAAGAAATGCCAATGGCATCAGAAGCTGGTCAACCAGTAACAGTAAGTATTACAGCATCAGGTAAAGACAATGTATCAGACTTAATTGCAATGATGCAAGATGCGGCAGGTATTACACAGATGGGACCAGCAGTTACTGATGAACCAAAAATGTTACCTACACCAGATGGTGATAAAGATATGGATATGGCCGCAATGAGAGATATTATTATTGGACCAGATCAAGAAGACGAAGTTGAAGAAGACGGTTACGATAACGCACCTGATCCAGAGTACAAAGATCATCATCACATGACTAAGGATTTATCCGGTGGCCTTAACCGCGAAAAGAAAGCATACAAAGCTACACAAGACGGCGACAATCCAATGGCTGTTGAAGACGATAGCAATGATCTAGAAACACGTATCAAAGAAGAACTTCAAGCGGCACTAGAAGCCAAGTACGGTAAAAAAAAGAGTAAATGTTCTGAATGTGGCAACGAAGTAGCTGAAGAAGATGAAGAATACGTTGCAGAAAAACAACGCTTAGACCCCAAATGTTGGAAGGGTAAAAAAATTGGTAACCCTAAAACAAAAATGAAGGGCGGCGTTAGAGTTAACAACTGCGTTCCTGCTTAATCCCCCAGAATACTCAATAGGCTCTTAGGAGCCTATTTTTTTCACTAAATATTAGTATGGCAGCATCATTAGACGGCGTCTTAATTAAGAAGGCGAATAAACAAGAAACATTTACTGAAGAACAAATACAAGATTTGCAAGCCTGTATGGATCCTGATGAAGGATATCTATATTTTGCAAAACAGTTTGCGTTTATTCAGCATCCTGTAAAGGGCAAACTTTTGTTTGATCCTTTTGAATATCAGCTACGTTTGATGCACAGTTATCATAGTTATAGATTCAATATTAATATGATGCCTAGACAAACAGGCAAAACTACGTGTGCAAGTATCTATCTAGCATGGTATGCTATGTTTAATCCTGATCAAACTATCCTTATTGCGGCACACAAATACACAGGTGCACAAGAAATTATGGCACGTATACGTTACGTATACGAAACATGTCCTGATCATATTAGAGCAGGTGTTACAAGTTACAACAAAGGTAGTATTGAATTCGAAAATGGTTCACGTATTGTAAGTCAAACAACAACAGGCAATACAGGACGTGGTATGAGTATTTCGCTACTATACTGTGACGAGTTTGCATTTGTGCAACCTAACATTGCAGAAGAATTTTGGACATCAATATCACCTACACTAGCAACAGGTGGTCGTGCTATTATTACTAGCACACCAAATAGTGATGAAGATACATTTGCTACTATTTGGAAACAAGCAGAACAAAAGTTTGATACACATGGCAATGAACAAGAACTAGGTATAAACGGATTTCATAGTTTCCGTAGTTATTGGGACGAACATCCTGACAGAGACGAAGAATGGAAAGAAGAAGAAATTGGCCGTATTGGCGAAGAAAAATTTAGACGTGAATATGGCTGTGAATTTTTAGTATTTGACGAAACTCTTATTAATAGTATTAAGTTAGCTGTAATGGAGGGCATAAAGCCTGTGTTAAATATGGGGCAAACTCGTTGGTATAAAAAACCTACAAGTCAATATACATATTGTGTTGCACTTGATCCTAGTATGGGTACAGGCGGTGATAATGCCGCTATACAAGTATTTGAATTACCAAGTTACGAACAAGTTGCTGAGTGGCAACATAACACTACAGCTATACCCGGACAAATAAGAGTGTTATCGGACATATGTAAGTACATAGAAGATCAAACAAAAAACCCGCAAGGAATTTATTGGAGCGTGGAGAACAATGGATTAGGTGAGGCTGCCCTTATCGTTATAAACGACTATGGTGAAGAGAACATTCCGGGTTTGTTCGTCAGTGAGCCTATCCGCAAAGGACACGTTCGTAAATTCCGCAAAGGCTTTAATACTACACATAGCACTAAAGTAACTGCATGTAGTAGATTAAAAACTATGATCGAAAATGATAAAATGATAGTTCATTCAAAACCATTTATATCTGAACTTAAAGGATATATTGCTACTGGTTCAAGTTATCAAGCAAAGGTTGGAATGAGTGACGATTTAGTTAGTGCTACACTACTTGCTATAAGAATGATGAGCGTTCTTAAAGATTGGGATCCTAGAGTATATAGCACGTTTAATCAAGCAGAAGATTTAGAAGATTATGAAGCACCCATGCCGATCTTCGTTAGTAGCAATTATTGATAAATACTTTTATGAAGAATCTAGACAACATAGCAGATGAACTGTTTAACAAAGTTCGAGGACGTTTTCCAAATGTTACTATTGGCGATGCCGAAGGTAAAGTTACCAACGTACCTGAAGAAGCTCGCTTTTTTGACTTTGAATATAAAGAGTCAGATAGGGCATTAGGTAAAGTTAGTATTAGTATTGACGAAGATAGTTTAAGTGTTATGTATAGTAATGACTTTGTTGCAAATGAAGATGCAATGACTAGAGATAACTGGTATAATTTTCTTAAAGAACTTAGAGTTTTTAGTAAAAAACGAATGCTAAATTTTGATACAAGAAATATTACAAAGTCTAACTTAGATCGTAGAGATTACAACTTTTTAGCGACAAACCGCACTGAGGAAGAACAGATGACAGAGTCAACAATGTATGGAACAGATAAAACAAGTTTCCAAAAATTTGGAAATGCAAAATTATCTATAAAACATTCTACACCAATTAGTGTAGAAGAGAATAGCAGAGCCAGAAGTCAAAAGATAGGCAAAATTTATATTGAAAATGCAGAAGGTGAAAAGTTTAAATATCCTTACAAACACCTAAGCGGCGCAAGAGCAATGGCAACACATGTAAGCGAAGGCGGCTATCCATATGATGACTTTGGCAAACACATTATTAGCATGTCAGAAGAACTAAGCAAACTACGTAAGTTTAAAACCTATATGGGTCGCTCAAGTGTAATGGCTGAAAGTTTAGCAGGATATGTAGACATTGTTAAAGAACGTGCAGTAGCAATTAAAAAAGAAATTTCAAACTTACAAAAAACTGGATACTATAAAGAAGCAGTTGAAGGATTTGAAGCACCTGTACTAGAAGATGTTCCAACAGATGTTGCAGAAAATTGGATTGATCAATTAACTATTAAACAGTTTAATGAAGAACTACAAGATGTTTTCCCATACATTTACAATCTTGTTAGTGAAGCAACAAAAGCACAAGAAGTAACATTAGAAGAATTAGAAGAAGGTCCAATTGACTGGGCTAAAGGAAAAATCCAAGACTTCAAACAAGGCAATGCCAGAAGAATGGAACAGTATAAACAAGACTTACATATACTAAGAACTGTATTGTCAAGCAACGGCATGGACAAAACAATGATTGACAGACTAGAACAAGGTTGTTTAAATGACCCAAGAGTTTGTTTGTATAATGAAATTCGTAAAAAGAAAATGCAGTCCGGTGATATGGATATGGAAGTACAGCGTATTGGTAAAGAATTAAACAGTGGTTGGACTACACGTTCAGGTACAACTGACGAACAGATTGAAGATGCATTTGAAGATTTAATGGGTCAGTTTAGCGAAAAAGAAACTGATGCAGATGAAGGCAACGCATACGCACACGCTGTAAAGAAAGCCAAAATGAATGGTAAGAAAAAAGGCGATAAGGTAGACGGTCCAGACGGTGACGAAATTACACTTGAAAAGGATCAAAAGACACCATTAGGCGAGTTTGTATTATCATACTTTGATAGAGAAACAGGCCAGTTTCCAAAAGGTGAAACAGCAGTATTAACTATGGTAGAAAAAGACTATGGAGAAGAGTTTATTACTCCTGCAAAGAAGTTTATTGAAATGATCAATAACAAAGTAGCAGAAGTAATGGGTTACAGAGATACTGAGTCAGAAGATATTAGAAGATTAGCAGGGCTATAATAGCCCTCTAAAAGTTTTTCAAGTTTTTCTTTAAAAAAGACTTGACAAGGTAAGTAGTTGATAGTATTATATATACTGTGCTACAAACTTAATAGGCACAAAAGCACATAGGCATAACATTATAGGAGGCATAACTATGGCATCATTAGCAGAAATCCGAGCAAAGCTCAAAGAACAAGAAGCAGGCGCTTCAGGTAACCGTCAGTCAGGCGGTGATAACGGCATTTACCCATTTTGGAATATGAAAGAAGGCGAGAGTTCAACTCTACGTTTCCTTCCTGATGGCGATGCAGATAACACTTTCTTTTGGAAAGAACGTTTAGTTATCAAACTTCCATTTGCAGGCATAAAAGGTGAAACTGATTCACGTCCTGTACAAGTACAGATTCCGTGTATGGAAATGTACGGCGAAACATGTAACATTCTTAACGAAGTACGTGGTTGGTTTAAAGATCCAAGTCTAGAAGACATGGGTCGTAAGTATTGGAAGAAGCGTTCGTATATTTTTCAAGGCTTTGTAACGGATAACCCACTAGCGGATGATAATACACCTGAGAATCCAATTCGTAGGTTTATTATTGGTCCACAAATCTTCCAAATCATCAAACAAGCATTGATGGACCCAGACATGGAAGAACTGCCAACAGATTATACTGCTGGTGTAGACTTCCGTCTTAACAAAACTTCAAAAGGCGGATATGCAGATTACTCAACATCTAACTGGGCACGTAGAGAACGTCCACTAGGTGATGCAGAAATGAATGCAGTTAATACACACAACTTGTTTAATCTAAGTGATTTCCTTCCTAAAAAGCCAGGAGAAGTAGAACTCAAAGTAATGCAAGAGATGTTTGAAGCGTCAGTAGACGGTGAAGCATACGATGCAGATCGCTGGGGTCAATACTTCCGTCCAGCAGGTATGGCAGCACGTACAGGTGATCCAGTTGCTCCGGCAGCAAGTACACCTGCACCAACTACTGCTCCAGTAGCAGAAACTGCACCTGCACCTGCAACTGCACCAACACCAACACCAGAAGCAACTCCAGCACCAGCGGCTGAAGCGGCACCTGCAGAAGGTGGTAATGCAAATGACATTCTAGCAATGATTAGAGCACGTCAAGGACAATAAAACAATATGACAGCTATTGGCGAAACCGAAGCAGAGATTCACGGTTTACCTGTCAAAACTTCAAAAGTTAATAGCTGTCACGCTTTTTAGATAGGAGAAAATATGGCTAACAAATCGTTTGATCCTTCGAAATTTCGAAGAGACTTAACAAAATCTATTACTGGAATGAGTAGTGGGTTTAATGATCCAACAGACTGGATTTCAACAGGCAACTTTGCACTTAACTATCTTATTAGTGGCGACTTTCACAAAGGTGTTCCACTAGGCAAGGTAACAGTGTTTGCAGGTGAATCAGGTGCAGGTAAATCGTATATCTGTTCTGGTAACATCGTAAAAGCGGCACAAGATCAAGGTATCTTTGTAGTACTAATTGATTCAGAAAATGCCCTTGACGAAACATGGCTACAAGCATTAGATGTTGACACAAGTGAAGATAAACTTCTTAAACTTAATATGTCAATGATTGATGACGTAGCAAAAACTATCTCAACATTTATGGATGATTACAAAGCAATGGACGAAGACGATCGTCCCAAGGTATTGTTTGTAGTTGATAGTTTAGGTATGTTATTAACACCTACTGATATCGATCAGTTTAACAAAGGTGATATGAAAGGTGATATGGGTCGTAAACCTAAACAGTTGACCGCACTTGTTCGTAACACAGTTAATATGATTGGAACACATAATGTAGGATTAGTATGTACTAATCATACGTATGCATCACAGGATATGTTTGATCCGGATGACAAAATCAGTGGCGGTCAAGGCTTTATCTATGCATCAAGTATCGTTGTTGCGATGAAGAAAATGAAACTAAAAGAAGACGAAGATGGTAATAAGATCAGCCAAGTTATGGGTATCCGTGCAGGCTGTAAAGTTATGAAAACTCGTTATGCTAAACCGTTCGAAGGTGTGCAAGTAAAGATTCCATATGAAACAGGTATGAATCCTTACAGCGGATTGCTAGAATTGTTTGAATCTAAAGGTGTAATTGAAAAGAGCGGTAACCGTTTGAAGTATATTACAAGTGACGGTGAAGAAATACTTGAATACCGTAAAAAATGGATTGGTGATAAACTTGATATAGTTATGTCAGATTACTTAGTAAAAGAAGCTTCTGTGGTAAATACCCCTGAAGTTGAAGATGAAGTTACAACTGATGATAACCTTATTGAGGAAGCAATTACTAATGAATGAAGAACAATTAGCAGACATTTGGATGACTTTTAAAGAATATCTTGACAAAAAACATGTTGAGATGGCGGCTGAACGTTTTATAGACTTACTAGCAGATTATGGTCTTTCGGACCAAGCATTTACAGAACTATTAGGTAATGACTATATTCTAGATAATGCAATTAATTACTACCTAGAAGTTGATGACGATACAGACGATTATAATGATGAGGAAGACGAGTATTAATGGGATGGTATAGCGAAGTAAGTCGTGATGTATCTAAGATACCAGACGCAATAGTATACTTTGAGGCAGAACTACAAACTGCTCGACAAGAGTGTAAACTTGTAGGAAATGTTGAAAAAGCATCTGCGGCAATGCCTGGTATTGTTGAGCACCGATTTAATCAATTACAAGAAATTGAAGCTATACTAAACTACCTTAACATTGAGTTACGTAGATTGCGTAGCTCATTCTTTAAAAAATATCTTGAAAACTATCAACGGGCTCTGTCTAGTCGTGACGTAGAAAAATACGTTGACGGCGAGGCAGATGTCGTTGATTATGAAAAGATTATCAACGAGTTTGCTCTTATGCGAAACAAATGGTTAGGTGTATTAAAAGCACTTGATCAAAAACAATGGCAAATTACAAATGTAGTTAAGCTAAGAGTAGCGGGCATGGAAGATGCCACGTTATAATGTATTACTAGGATGCGATCAAAAGTATTACGATGACTGGGCTCTTCCGTTATTGTTAAGTATTAACCGTCATAATCCTTGGCTTAATTTACATTGCCATATTGTTAATCCTACAAAAAAGAATAAACTAAAGTTTGCAAGTATTACTACTGAGCAAAGAGACTTTGTCACAGACGAAGCAAAAATATCTTATTTGCAAAGTGTTAGATTTCTTGCGGTTGCTGAAAAATTCAACAACGACGAAAATGTAATGACCTTAGATGCTGACAGTATTTGTACTCGTACTATTGGACAAGGTGCGGCAATTCAGCGACTGTTTAGTAAACAACATGTTCTTAAACATCATAAGGAAGATAGATGGTTAGCAGGTTTTGTAGTGTTTAACAACAATGGTTTTAGACAAGAGTATTACAAAGAACTAACATCAGTTCCGTTTGATGACTGGAAATGGGGCAGAGATCAAACAGTGTTAAATACATTTGTAGATGAATTTAAGTTTGAACCTGTAAGTAAGTTATGGATGTCAATTGGCAAAGTGCCACGAAATACACCAAGTGCATTTTTAACTTTAAAAGGCGAACAAAAATTTACTGAAAAGTATCTTAATGGATACAATCGTTACAAAGGTTAGGATTAACAATGCCACTACAAGATCATTTAGGCGGACACATGAACAAAACGCATTTAGATAAAGGTGCGTTAGCGTGGATAAAAAATAAATTTAATGCAAAAACATACTTAGACATTGGATGCGGTCCTGGTGGCATGGTACAGTTAGCCGAGCGTTCGGGTTTTGATGTATTAGGTGTCGACGGCGATTATACATTAGATAGATACGATCCAAAAAAGTTTATAATACATGATTATACAACAGCACCGTTACACCTCGATACAATATATGATATTGCATGGAGCGTAGAATTTCTCGAACACGTATATGAAAAATATATGCCTAACTACATGTCTACATTTCAATGTGCAAAACGAGTTGTAATAACATATGCACCGCCTGGGTGGACAGGGCACCATCATGTAAACTTACAAGAGGAAGACTACTGGATAGAAAAGTTTACTCAGTACGGATTTAAATTAGATAAAACACTAACAGATGAATTGCGTAATAATTCAACAATGAATTATCCTAAAAAACCTAAAAAGGCATTTGTACGCAATAGAGGACTATTGTTTATTAATGAGCAATACTAAACTAGTATTAGGTATAAAAGAAATGTATAGGAATCACCCTATGCCTGATCTCCCTAATTTTAAATTAGTATCTTTTAAGGATAAAGAATTACTTGCATCTGCAGATGCTTACATACAACATAACATACTTGGGCAAAAGAGACGCAGTCTTGACAAATATTATCAATATATTTTAGATAGTAAGAAACCTTTTATAGTTGCTGAAAGTGCAGTGTTTAGACGTAATATGATACAGCCTCCGAACACAATGGCATACCATAGATATAGTTGGACTAGTTATTTTCAAAACGAGGGAGACTACTGTAATGAAAACAGTCCACCAGATAGATGGCAACGTATACAAGCAGAACAAAACATAGAAATTAAACCTTGGCGAACACAAGGAAAATATATACTTGTTATACTACAACGGCCAGGAGATAGCAGTTTAAAGAATCTTATTAGGCAACATAAAACATATGAAGGCTTTGTAACATATACTCTGAATCAAATTAAAAAGTACACAGACCGACCTATACGTGTACGTATGCATCCGTTAAGACAGGAACAACAATTAGAAATATTAAAAAAGTTTAATATCGAAATAAGCACAAATACACACGGTGCAGGTTTGTTAGAGGGCGGCGATGGATTGTACGAAGATTTTAAAGACGCATATGCTGTAGTTGGATTTAATTCAAACGCACTAACTGAAAGTGTATGCGAAGGCATACCTACATTTAGTATGTGTGCTAGTTCAATGGCATGGCAGTGTAGTAACAAAGATCTAAAGCGTATTGAAAACCCTACACTTTTTGACAGAGATCAATGGTTGTATAATTTAGGATATTGCCAATGGCGCGAAGATGAAATAGCACAAGGCGCACCTTGGTATCACCTAAGCCAAAACTTTAAATAGCATCTATTCTTACCTATAAATATCTACATGAATGTTGTATTGGTAACAGGAGGGTTTGACCCTCTGCACTCTGGACATATTGAGTATTTCAAAGAAGCACGAAAACTCGGCAATAAATTAATTGTCGGAGTAAACAGTGATGAATGGCTTACACGTAAGAAGGGCAGACCATTTATGCCTTTTGAAGAACGTATTGCAATTATAAAAGAATTAACTTGTGTAGATAAAGTTATAGGGTTTGATGACAGTGATGATACAGCTTGTCATGCAATTTTTCATACGCTAAGTACACACGGAACTATCAACTTAATCTTTGCTAACGGTGGCGACAGAACCGATACTACTACACCTGAATACAAAATATATGGAGATTATCCAAATGTAAAATTTGCATTTGGTGTTGGTGGCAAACATAAAATGAATTCAAGTAGTTGGATACTTGAAGAATGGAAAGCGCCAAAAACAGAGCGTAAATGGGGGTACTATAGAGTGGTACATGAATACGGTAAACATACTAAAGTAAAAGAACTTGCTGTTCCGCCAGGTGAAAAATTATCTATGCAAAGACATCAGCATCGTAGCGAGCATTGGTTTATTGCAGAAGGCACAGCAACAGTATATACTCTAGACAGTAGTTCCGACGTTGATCTACATGGCGTATATAAACAGCATCAGAGTTTGCATATTGAGCAAGGTCGATGGCATCAGCTTGCTAATGAACATGATGTACCGTTAAAGCTAGTTGAGATACAATACGGAACTAATTGCGTGGAGGAAGATATTGAGCGAAGATGAATTAAGAATATATGTAGGTTGGGATAGCAGAGAAGATATTGCATTTCGTTCTTGCAAACAAAGTATAATTGACAATAGTTCTGTTGATGTAAAAATTATACCTTTGAAACAAAAGAAACTTCGCGATCAAGGATTGTACTGGAGAGAGCCTGATAAAATGGCTAGTACTGAGTTTACCTTTACACGTTTTATGGTCCCTGCTCTTGCAGACTTTAAAGGTTGGGCTTTGTTTATTGATTGTGATTTTATTGCATTAGATGATGTTAAAAAGTTATTTGATTTAAGAGATGACAAGTATGCAGTAATGTGCGCTCAACACGACTATACTCCTAAAGCAGATAAGAAAATGGACGGCAAGCATCAATATATCTACCCAAGAAAAAATTGGTCAAGTATGATGTTGTTTAATTGCGGTCATGCAAGTAATCGCACACTAACTTACGATTTTGTTAATAATCCTGAAATAGACGGAAAATATTTGCACCGAATGAGTTGGTTAGATGATTCTGAAGTCGGCGAAATATCTCATGAATGGAATTGGCTAGTAGGTTGGTACAAAGAGCCTGAAGACGGAACTCCTAAATTCCTTCATTATACAGAAGGAGGTCCTTGGTTCGACAATTATTATAATTGCGAGTATTCAAATGAATACTACAAATATGAACGCAGACACCTTATACAAGAAGCTGGTAACTGGAATCGTAAACTAGAC